CTGTTCACCGCGGCGGTAGACCTTCAGGCCGGGCGTACGCCGGCAGAGGTGTCCGGTCTGGCCAGGGAGGGCCGGCTTATGGGCTTCTTTGGCCCGGAGCGGCCGGAGGAGCTCAGCCGGATTGCGACCTGCACCATTGTGGAGTCTGGGCGGGAGCAACGGTTTTACACCATGGACTTCGGGAGGTTCAACCCACAGCATGCCTTGAAGCGGGCCATAACATACAGCCGGGAAGCAGGTATATCCGCCACCCAGGCCATGGCCCGCCTCACCATGGATCAACCGGAGTTTGCCGAAAAGCCCGGCGGGCCCCGCTGTATCCTGGACGGCCTGGGCTCAGAGCTCACCGAGGCGTTGTTCCAGATCTCGTCAGCCTGCCCCGCCGTGGCCGCCCATATCACCTGTAATGCGGATCTGGGTATCACAGAGGTGGCCTATTATCCGCTGTGGCTGGAGCGGAGTCAGAGTCAGGCGCCCATGCAGCCGCAGATGTAAAAAATGCTGGATATTACGGGCACACTGTGGTATGTTGTGTGCTTACCAGAAGAAAGGACGGGAAAGAACTATGAACCATCAGAGGAAACAGAGCATGCACAGGGACTCCGTTGAAGGCCGGCTTCCGCTTTGGAAGCCGGCCTTTTCTATCCGAATGACACTTGAGGCAAAATGAAGGGAGACAGATCATCATGCAGGGTGTATCGAAGGAGTGGCTGGATTTCCTGCGGAATCAGTTCCCCGCGGGCAGCCGGATCCAAACATGGGAGCTGGATGATCCCAGAAACACGCTGGAGGAGGCTGGTACTCTGGAGCACATCGATGACTCGGGCCGGTTCCACGTCCGGCAGAGCGACGGAGGTGAGTGCGTCCTGACCCTTGGGGAGGAGATGTTCTCCGTCCACCCGCCTGAGTCCACCCAGCTCAAGCTGTACATGCCCCTCACCGCCAGCTTCTATGCCCGGAATGAGTGGGGAGATTGGGATGAGACGGGTGAGGAATGGGACGGCAGAACGCTTCTGGATTATGAGGACAGGATCCTGGGTTCATGGTGTGGAACCGGGTGCCGGAGGAGGCGGGGCGGGGCCTCATGCTCTGGTGCGACAAGGAGTTCCTGGACGCGAAGGCCGGGGCGGCGCTGAAGCGGCTGAAAGCCATGAACGAATGACAGGAGGAGCAATATGGAAGGCAGAGAGCAGACCGGGCGTGTGAACCACGCACTGGCGGAACGGATCAATCAGTACATTCTGGAGCAGAAGAGCAGCATCGCGGCAATCTCCAAGGAGATCGGCTACAGCCGCACATCGGTCAGCCGGTATTTGAGCGGGAAATATGATTCCTGCGCGAGTACGATGGAGGAGAAGCTGGCGGAGTTCCTGGCGGCGCACACCGGCGAGACAGTGGAGGCCCCGGCCGCCCCGGCCCGGAGCGGGAAGCGGCCCAGCTTCTATGAGAGCAAGGACGCCCGGTCCATTCTGGGCGTGTGCCAGAGCTGCCAGGAGTACACAGGGCTGGGGATCGTGGTGGCGAAGAGCGGGTTCGGCAAGACCTACGCCCTGCGGCAGTACGCGAAGCTGGGGCGTGTGGCGTACATCGAATGCGACGACACCATGAGCAGCCGGGATCTGGTGGAGGCCATCGAGCGGAGAGTGGGAATCCCCAGCGGGTACGGGACCATCTGGAAGCGGGTGAACGGGATTCGGGAATTTTTCAACGCGAACCGCGGGTATCTGCTCATTATCGACGAGGCGGACAAGCTGGTGAGCAAGTACACGCAGAAGAAGATGGAGGTGCTGCGGGGGATCTTCGATCAGAGCGACGTGGGTCTGGTGATCGCCGGGGAGCCGAAGCTGGAGGCGGCGATCAAGACCTACCTCACACGGATGGCGAACCGGGTGGACTTCTACACGCAGCTGGGCGGCCTGTCGCCGTCCGAGGTGGAGGGATATGTGTCCGACCTGGATGTGACGCCGGAGGCGATGGTGGAGCTGAAATCCCGGGCCTGCAATCCGCAGACAGGATGCTTCCGCCTGCTGGACCGGACGCTATCCAACGCGCAGCGCATCCTGGCAGAGACACAGACGGCGACGATCACGCCGAAGATCATCCAGCAGGCGTCGGCGATGATGATGCTGTGACGGGAGGCCGGGACAATGAACATGAGAAAGCAGAGGCTCATGGGCGCGGGACTGCTGGCGATCTCAGCGGCCATGGCGGCCCTGGCCTGGATGGGAAGCACCCCGGAGGAACGGGACATCACGGCGGCCGTGCTGCTGGCCCCGCTGGGGGTGTGGCTGCTGGTAACAAAAGAGTATGTCCTCTATGACAGCGGGACGGCGCCGGACGCCGCCCGCTATCGTGGACGCAGAAGCAAACGCAAGAAAGGAGCATGGATCACATGGCAAGGAAACGGGTTATTGAAGCGCAGAGCCTCAAAAGCTGGGAGGATGTAAACGACGCCCTGCGGCAGATCGCGGAGGCACAGATCGCCCTGGGCGACATCGAAAGCGACATGCAGAAGCAGATCGTGGGGGCGAAGAAGGTGGCGGAGGACCAGAGCAAGCCGTACAAGGACGCCATCGCGCGGCTGGAGCATGAGCTGAAGGAGTTCGTGTCCGAGCATCGCACGGACATGGGCAAGACGAAGACCATGACCCTCACCTTCGGGGAGGTGGGCTTCCGGCTCTCCACGTCGGTCTCCCTGCCCAAGGCGAAGGAGAAGCTGGCGGAGATCATCCGGCGGCTGAAGGCGCGGCAGATGACGGACTGCATCGTGGTGGAGGAGAAGATCAGCAAAGACGCGCTGAAGAAGTACGGCGAGGACACGGTGAACGCGGTGGGCGCCGTGTGGAAGCAGAAGGACGAGTTCGGCTACGAGGTCAACCTGGAGAAGCTGGAGCAGATCAAGGCGGGACAATGAGGAAGGGAGCGGCAGTATGGCGGGAATGAGCGCGGAGCGGAAGCCCCCCTCCATCCGCACGGTCTGGGGGATCGCCAAGTCCCCGGAGCTGCGGCTGGAGGACGAGGACCTGTACGCAGTGGTCTACCGGGAGACAGGCAAAGAGAGCCTGCGGAAGCTGACGGCAGGAGAGCTCTCCCGTGTGATCCGGGCGCTGCAGGAGATGAAGGACAGCGCCCGGCAGAATGCGGGCCGGAAGCGGACGGACGAGGGCGGAGACCCCCGGACGGTGGAGCAGCGGCGGAAGCTGTATAAGGAGATGCGGGATCTGGGTTGGAGCGAAGCGCAGGTGAACGGGCTGGCCCGGAGGATGTTCCAGGTGGAGCGGATCGAATGGCTGGCGCCGGCACAATGCGGAAAGCTGATCGAGGCCCTGAAAGCGATCCACGCCCGGGGCCGGCGGAAGGAGGCGGAGACATGAGGGAAGGAGCACGGAGGGCGGAATATGGCAACAAAGAAGAAGCGCCTCACACAGCGCGAGAGGGCTGAGCGGGCGGCAGCCAAGGGACTTCTCCGGGCGCGGGGCGCCCCCCCTCCGGACAAGCCCAGGCTCAACCGCAAGAAGTTCGCCCAGGAAACCTGGGCGGAGTGGACGGCCCTGCTGGCGGAGAACCGTCTCGGAGCAGCGATGGCTCTGTGCCGGGCAGTGAGCTTCACCACGGCCCCGGAGCTTCTGGAGGTGACGCCGGAGCAGGTGGGCATCCTGAAGGCGATGAAGATCGCGGTGGAGTATGAGAAGTTCCTGCAGAAGCTGGAAGCGGAGGACCGGAGCGACTACTCCATCGGGGAGCTGGCCGACGAGGTCATCCTTCCTGTGTGGAAATTGTAAGCAATATGGTGACGATCATTTTGAAAGCGGATATCCCGGACACGGACCTCCAGGGCCTCAAAGAGGCCGCGGCCATGGCGCTGGAGGGGCTGGGAGATTTTCGGGTGGTATCTGTGACGGCGGAGGCGCCGGAGCAGTTCAAATTTGATATCTAGGAGGAACAGCAGCATGAAAGAATTGAAGGAGACCGCGCAGGCGGCCAACCCGGCGCTGGAGCCGGGACAGGAGATCAACGAGGCCGACGGGGAGCCTATCTTCCACGCCGACGAAGAGGAAGGAGCAGATCATGAGCAATAAGGTCAAGGTGTGCCTGGACGCGGGGCACGTGGGCAGCAAGTACAACCAGAGCCCGGTCGTGAAGACCTACTATGAAAGCGCGATGGTCTGGTCGCTGCACCTGAAGCTGAAGGCGGCGCTGGAGGCGCGGGGCTTCGAGGTCGTGACGACCCGGAAGACCATCGACACAAAGATGGACGTGTATGACCGGGGCACGGCGTCCAAGGGGTGCGACGTGTTCCTGAGCCTGCACTCCAACGCCTGCGGGACGGAGAGCGTGGACTATCCGGTGGTCTACCGGGCCCACGACAACCTGAACAACGCGGACGCCATCGCCGGTGAAATCATGCAGAACGTGGACGCGGTTTACTCCGCGATCTGCTACGAGAACGACACCGACGAATAAAGAACAAAATCCGATTCCAAAACACTCCACGCAGCGTAGGTTGCGCGGAGTGTTTTATTTTCAAAAAACAGCAGAGTGGCTGCCCCATCCCCAACTACGTCGGAACAACGGGACATCCACTCTGCTGTTTTCTATAATCTGGAAAGGAATATGTCTATCGCAAGGCTAGAAATTAGCGCAACAGGAACAGCATATCTGCGATATGCAAACCAACGTTGTTGCTGTTGCATTAAAAAGTTGGTTTGCTATAAATCAACCGATCCGGTAGTCCTTCAGGACTTCTTCGTTAATGTCAAGTCCTGTGCCGGGTTCCTTGCCCGGGCTGATCGTGCCATCGGCATTCATGATGATTGGATTTTTGAATGCTTCGTAAACTTTGGCATCATACTGCGGCGGATAGAATTCCGCCAGAATGGAACCGGGAACTGCGCAGTCCAGATGGATGTGTACCTGCTGCTGACCGTGCGGGCTCATGGCAACGCCGTTTGCGCTGGCGAGGCTTGCGATCTTCAAAAACTCCGTCACACCGCCTGTACAGGTCGCATCCGGATTCAGGATGCTGACAGCCTGCGTATTAATCAGATCCCGGAAACCATAGCGGGTACTTTCATTTTCGCCGCCCGCAATGGGAATGGCACTTTTGGCCGCAACCTTCTTGTAGCCCTCATAATCATCGGCATCCACCGGCTCTTCAAACCAGAACGGGCAATATTCTTCCACCTGCCGCGAAAACTCGATCGCTTCATAAGGGCGATAGGCGCAATTGGCATCCAGCAGCAGCTTGACGTCCTCGCCGATGACTTCCCGCACAGCTTTGACACGCGCGGCATCTTCCTTGATGGAAAGCGCGCCGACCTTCA